TATAGGGTGCTGTAACATGAGTGATTTCTTCACAAAGCTCTTCTCCGGAGCAGACAATCAATCTCCAGCCATAGGGCGTGTGCTGGGGGCGCTCCTCTTCATCAACATGCTCACCCTACTCCCCGCAGTTGTTGCGGGCGTGCTGGTGCTCCAGAGGGCTCCATGGGCCATCTGGCAGGGTGTGTTCATGTGTTTAACCGCGTTCATTCCGGCGGTGGTGGGATCTATCACGCTGTTGATTAATGTGACCAACTCCACGGAGCCTAAGGCATGACGCAATCGCTAGACCTCGGACAAATAGGCGGTTTAATGACGGCCTTATTTATGGGCCTATCCGCAATTGCTGGAGCCATGGTGTGGTTTGGGCATCTATCGGGAGAGGTGCGGAAACTCGGGAGTGAGCACGCTCAGATTAAAGAGTATGCCGGTCAAATCCGCAAGGATTACGAAAAAGATCTCGCGGAGATCAAAAAGGAATTATCCCAAGCGGAAATGAGAATCATTTCCATGGAGGATCATAAAACTTCCGTGGCGGTGCTTGGAAGCCAAATGACAATGGTATTAGAAAGAATTTCGGAATTATCGCGAGATGTTAAAAATCTTTTAGACGGCCATGCGCGCCTTACATCGGGGGAGCATAAATAATGTATATTACAGGATCAATCTCGTCTGCGACCAACTCTATTGCGACTCCATTTATGCCGGTAGTGGTTCAACAGAATGGTTGCAACCGGCCTATTCCGGCGCAGTTTAATATTTCGGTTCAGGGCACGTTTGTCGCCACGTTCCAAATCATTCGCTCCATTGACAACGGCGCGACGTGGGGTCCCATCACATCCTTGGGAACGCCCTATAGCTTCACGGTTCCATTGTCTGAGACATTCTCGGAAATTCAGCGGGGCGTGTTTTATGCTATCTCTGTGACCTCGTATACATCCGGCACTCTTATTTGGTCGTTTGGTCAATAATGATCGGGCGGGGGAATATCGGGAACGAGATTTCCAAGGGCGGAAAAGCCCCAAAATTATCTAAAGTCAACAAGAGTGGTAAGCTAAAGTCGGGGAATATGAAGCCGAAAGGCGGCAAGTCTCCGTCTCGTTAACAGGGGGAACCCATGAGCAATACGGTTATTGCCTTTCCGGGCGTGGTCCGGACTGAGGCCATGGATGCTAATCACAGTGAGGCTGAGATTAACGCGGAAAATGTGAAGCGGGTCCTCAATTCCTTCAAGGAGCGCGAGGATAATTTCGATGAGGTATTGATCATCGGTATCTCACCGGCTGGCGCTATTTCATGGGGCTCAAGTTCTGACGACATCAGATCTATCTTATGGCTCAACAAGGCTATGGAGCGCATCCTGATGGACACCTCGCTCGGCCTTAATGGCGATGATTGATTAATCGGTCGTGGGAGCTCGCTGATGGCTAAAAAGAAAAACTGGATAGCGGGAGCCACAAAAAATAAAGGGGCTCTCCACAAGGCTCTGGGCGTCCCTGAGGGGGAAAAGATCCCCGCGAAAAAGCTGGACAAGGCGGCGGGGGCCAGCGGCAAGTTGGGGAAGGAAGCTAGGCTCGCCAAGACCTTGAAGGGATTTAAGAAGTAGTGACAACATCCGGAACAACCTCGTTCTCGCCTTCAATAGTTGAAATCATTGAAGAGGCATACGAGAGGGCGGGATACGAAATCAGATCCGGATATGAATTTAAAACTGCCGTAAGGTCTCTTAACTTCCTCCTGTCCGAATGGGCGAACAGGGGGCTGAATCTGTGGTCGATTGATCAGCAGACATTGTCACTAGTGGCGGGGACTGGAACCTACACCCTCCCGTCAGACACCGTAGACACGATTGAGCATGAGATCAGGTTGTCATCCGGATCGGGCGGATACACTGATCTATATGTGGAAAAGTTCACTGTCAGCCAATGGGCTCAAATCCCTAACAAGTTTACTACTGGCAGGCCGATTAACTGCTACGTGCAAAGGTTATCTGCGGCTCCTGTAATTAATTTTTGGCCGGTCCCTGATCAGGCTTACACATTTGTGTATTGGCGTTTGCGGAGATTACAGGATGCTGGGACGGGCACTAACACGCCGGACATTCCTTTCAGGTTTGTTCCTGCAATTGTTGCGGGACTAGCTTTCCATATCGCGGTCAAGAAGGGATCTCCCACTGATCGGGTGCAGGGACTGAAGCTCATGTATGATGAGGCATGGCAGATGGCCTCGGATGAGGATCGGGATCGCTCCTCGTTTTATTTTGTTCCTTATGTCGATAGTCGATGACGTACGGACCCACCACTAACAACCCGTCAATCTGTGACGTGTGCGGTCAGAAGTGGCCGAGACGGCGATTGCGATATCAAATTATCAACGCGAAACCAACGCGCACGCTAGCCTGCCCCGACTGCTGGGATTTGGATAACCCCCAGCTTCAAGTGGGACGGTTGCGGGTGTCAGATCCCAAATCAATTCGGGAACCGAGGCCGGATATCAATTTCCCCCAAGAGGCTGGCTACGGCTGGAATCCGATTGGGGGTATGGGGTTGAGTATGCAGATGTGGCCGCAGACGGTCATTAACACCTATCAATATAACAATTCATACCAATTTAGAGTTCCGGAATAGGAGAATAAAATGGCTAAGAAAGAAAACTTCGACAACGCAAATTCGGGCAAGCAAAAGCCTAAGATGCCCAAGCCCTACGAGGGCAAGGGAAAGATGGATGGCGGCACTCCCGATGCGGGAATGGGCGGTCAACCGGGCGTCCGTAAGAACAAGGACATGAATAAATATAAGAACGGCGGCGCGGTGTTGCCCGCGATGAAGTCGCAGAAAATGTCTGGCAAGGCGCGGGGCGGCAATAAGTCCACAAAGGGTCTTGACTTCAAGGTGACTTGAGGATTAGGCCTCCGCGTGAGCAATAACGATCATGCTTTATAGCGATCTTTACAACGCCATTCAAAACTACACTGAATACACGGAATCCTCGTTCTTAGCGAACATTCCCTTTTTTGTGCAGTTGGCGGAAGAGGATATCTACCGCAAGGCGGACTTGCCGCTTCAGAGTAAAGTTGCGACCGGTACCCTAATCATTGGTGTTAACACGCTTGCACTACCCTCAGACTTTCTGAACATGGAATATATTTCCGTGATTGATTTGTCCGGAAATCAAAACATTCTCTTAAATAAAGAGATTGATTATATTTATCAAGTTTGGGGAACGAGCGGGACTACTGGTCTCCCGCAACATTATAATCAACGGGACAGCAATACACTTGTGCTTGGACCCACTCCGGACAAAGCTTATTCTGTAAGTTATCAGTACAATTATGTTCCAACGTCGCTTGTGAATGCTGGTTCCACCGGAACGTGGCTGGGGTTCAATGCTCAGAATTGTTTGCTCTATGGGACGCTTGTTCAGGCTTATGTTTACATGAAGGGGGAGGATTCGCTCCTTCAGAAATATCAGGAGCTATACAGACAGGCTCTTATGGATGTTAAAAATCTTGGCGAGGGTCTGGATCGCGCGGATGAATTCCGCAATCCGCCGCCTAGAAATCTGGCTCAAGGCACGCCGTAATGAGTATCCTTCAGGGAACCTGTGATTCATTCCGTCAGGAGCTTCTACAGGGCATACACGCTTTCGGCACTGACACATTCAAGATCGCACTTTATAACGCCTCCACGGCCTCCCTACAGCCCTCTACGACCGTTTATTCCTCAACTGGTGAGATCTCCCCCGCGTCTGGCTACACGGCTGGGGGTCAAGCCCTTGCGGCGGTGACGGTCAATCTTGTGCCGGGCATTGCGTTTGTAACATTTTCCGCACCGACGTGGACCATGCCGTCGAGTACAGGCGTGGATGGCGCTTTAATTTATAATAGCTCTAAGGCAAATAGAGCGGTGGCTGTGTTGAATTTCGGAACCACCCGATATCCGTCAAGCATCGGATTGTTTGTTTTACAAACTCCATATGACCCCATTAACAATGCAATCGTGAGGTTGGCGTGACAACATATACAACCTCGTTGAGGTTTATCCTTCCGGACTCTGGAGCTCTCACAAATACTTGGGGAACCGTTCTTAATAGCTCGCTGATCAATCTTGTTGACTCTGCGGTTGCTGGATACACCACCGTCAACATTACGGATGCTGACTACACCCTAAGCGTGGCCAATGGTTCTGGGGATCAATCTCGAACCGCGTTCATGACCGTTACCGGCGCCACCACTGCCGTGAGGAATATTATTGCGCCTGCGGTCAGCAAATCCTACGTAATCACCAACTCCACTACAGGTGGATACGGCGTCACAATTAAGATCACTGGCGGAACAGGTGTTACCATCCCCAACGGATCAACCACAACTGTTTGGTCTGACGGAACAAATTTCTACACAGCAAATAATTATTCATCGACCTATTCCACATCTGGCGCTATGTCAGTGGGCGGAACGCTAAGTGTGACTGGCGCGACAACCGCAAGCGCGGCAATTACCGCCCCCAATTTAATTACAACATCTCCAGTCAGTGGGTCTGGGCAAATTGTAGCATCATTAGGTTCTACATGCGGAATTATTCGCAATGATTCTACAAATATTTATTTCATGAAAAGCAACTCTTCCGCCACTAATTACGATTCCTCTAGGCCGATTACTATTAATCTATCCACTGGTGCTGTGACGTTGGATTCAACGGGGACAGGCGGCACTTATGTTGGTGGAACCTTGACGGCCACTAATGCTACCATTACCAACCTAACGGCAACCAGCAGCGTAGTGGTGGGTGGATCAATTGTTTCGCCAAACTCGACAAGTCAATACAGCATTTCTGGCGGATCTTCCCCAACAAATGGGGGCGCTGTATTTGTGTACGGTCCGTCATCCACTGGAAATTCGGGCGGAATTACATTTAATGGCGGCACGGGGGGGACAAGCACAATATACGGGTCGTTTAACGGCTCAAGTGGATTGTTCACGGTAAACAATAGCGCCAGTGTTGGTGGGACGTTGGGGGTTGCGGGGAATATTACCGGGGCAGGAATAATTGCCACGACTAACGGCGCAAACATAACAGGAAGCTTGACTGTCGCCTCTGGGGGCGCAAACATTACCGGAAACCTTACGATTTCATCTGGCACAATTACGGCATCTGGGGTGACACTTAACGCCTCAAACAGTTTGTATATTTATGACGCTGGGTCCAATATATTAGGATTTAGATCTGGAGCCGCAGCTACGCCCAAATACGCCACATTGGACGCGAGCGGAAACTTTAACGTTTTAAGCGGGAATATTTCAGCCACCGGATCTATTAGCGGCGCATCGCTTAGTGTGAGCGGGTCGGTATCCGCAAGCGGGTCGATGACCGCCGCTTCATTTGTCGGATCTGGATCGGGGTTAACCGGAACGGCATCATCCCTTTCAATCGGGGGTTCGGCAGGTTCGGCCACGACGGCGGGATCGGCTACAACGGCAGGCGCAGCGACCGGATCTTCATTTTTCACCTCTGGCGCTGGCGGTGAAAATGATATCGGGTGTAATTTATCCGGATATAATTCCGCATATTTGTACAACAGCAGCACCGCGTGGGGATTATATTCCGCTTCTGGCGGAAGTTTGATTTACTATACAAGAGGAAGCGGGGCCGTTCAGACTGCTCCATTGACCAACACTCAAACAAGTTCATTGGGGGTCGGCACTGGAGCCACAGGAACCACTGGGCAAATTGTAGCTACGGGAAACATTTCGTCCTACTACTCCGACGAAAGATTGAAAACTCGCCATGAAAATATTTCTCACGCTGTAGAATCCGTAAAGAAATTAAGCGGATTTTATTACGAGGCTAATGAGACTGCACAGTCTCTTGGTTACGAGGTCAAGCGGGAAATCGGGGTTAGCGCTCAAGAGGTGCAGGCTTTGTTCCCCGAGATTGTGGTTCCGGCTCCTATTGATAATAAATACCTAACGGTTCACTATGAGCGATTGGTTCCCATATTGATTGAGGCGATTAAGGAGCTTTCCGCACGGATAGAGTTACTTGAGGGTCGTTTAGGATGACGTTAAATAGTTCCGGCACGATCAGCTTGGCTGGAACCACTGCTGGCCAGTCTGTTGAATTAGAGCTTGGCGGGAACGGCACTACACAGATCAGTATGCAAGATGCTAACGTGTTGACGCTTGCCGGAAAAACCGCTGGACAAACAATCTCATTTTCCGACTTTTACGGCAAATCGAATTTCTCCCCGTCCTCTCAAACCTTTACTAGCGGGTCCGGCACTGTAACAGCCCCGAATGGGGCTCACACATGTTTAATTTATATGTGGGGCGGCGGAGGTGGATCTGGCGGCACGGCGTCTGGCGGGAGCTCCTCGGCTGGCGGTGGTGGTGCGTTTATTTATAAGACCGTATCCGTTACGGGCGGATCAACGACATTCACCTATAGCCTCGGCTCAGGCGGAACTGCGGGAACTTATGTTTCCGGCGCAGGTGCTGGGGGTGCGGGGGGAAGCTCCACAATTACGGGCGGGGCGTCCTTAACCGCTGGTGGTGGTTCTGGCGGGGCCAGAGGCGCTGGCGCGGCGGGAGGTGCGGGTGGGACTCAAACCGGCGGGGATGCTGGATCGGCTAGCGGATCAACGGGCGGAAGCGGGACGGTCCAGACGGGCGGCGCGGCGGGAGGCGTTGCGTATGGCGGCGGTGGATCTGTTGGATCAAATACGAGTGGCGCAAGCTACGGCGGCGGAGCGGGCGGGGCTAGCGATAGTGGTGGACTTCCCGGCGCAGGCGGGGCGGTTGTATTTAACTGGACTTAATGGAACTTAATTATGACAATTATTGGCTCTCAACTTGTATTGCTTTGCCCTTGGATCGACTCCTCTCGGGCCGCTATTCTAGCCTCGGCGTTGACCGAGAATCTTGGCGACATCAACACGCCCTTGAGAATCAAACATTTTGTGGCTCAATGCGCTACGGAAACGTGGGGTTTTCGGCATCTCACCGAGAGTATGTTTTATAATGATCCCATTCATCTCCTCAACGCATTCCCCTCGTCCGTGGCCAGCATGGTTGATGCTCGCAATTTAATCGAACAGGGACCACATGCGATTGCCAATCGGGTATATGCAAATCGACTGGGGAATGGAGACGAGGCTAGCGGGGATGGTTGGCGTTATCGCGGGCGTGGGTTTCTTCAGATCACTGGTAAATATAATTACAAACAGATCGGCAGACAAATTGGATTGGACTTATTGAACCATCCGGAAATGCTGGAGAATCCCGTCAGCGCGGCTCAGGCGGCTGTGAAGTTCTGGGATTACCATTCCTGCAATGTCTACGCGGATGAGGACGATATCAACGCTGTAACGGCCAGAATCAACCCCAGCCTTCAGGGAATTGAAGACAGGCGAAACTGGTTGATGAAGTGCGGAAAGATCTGGCAATGATCGGCGTTCCTAATATCTCAGGTTACATTGCGGCGATTCTGATCAGCGCCGCGCTGGTTGGGGCTGGGGTATGGCACTATAAGGACTTGGAGATTCAATCCCAAAAACTCCAATCAGAACAATCAATTAACAAATTGCTTCAAAAACAAGCAAGTATTAATAACGATGTTTCTCAAAAACAGATTCGGGTGCAGCATGACATTGTTACCAAATATTCAACCATTGAAAAGCAGATCCCAGTTTATATCCACACTAATGATCCCACTGACGACCCTTATCTTTCTTCTAAGTTTATCGTCCTGCACAACGCCGCAGCGACAGATAGTGAGTTACCCAACCCCTCCAGCGGAGTTGATGATCCCTCCGCAAAAATTAAAGCAAGCGACCTCCTCACAACAGTAGTTGATAACTACCAAATTTGTTTTGCAAGCTCGGAGGAGTTGGCTGGATTGCAGGATTGGGTTCGTCAAGTTGGTGAGCAAAAAGAAAGAAGCCATTGAGCCTTATTAAGTTCGACCCGCAACCGGGCATCTATAATGATGGAACTCAATATGCGGCCAAGGGGCTCTGGCACGTTTGCGACAAAATTAGGTTCAGGGACGGAAAGCCTCAAAAAATAAACGGATGGATAAATTCATCTGGGAATACGGCGTTTATTGGAACGTGTCGGTTCATGCATACATGGGCAGATTTGGCGGGAACTCCGCAGTTATTTTTTTCTACAAATGCAAAAGCGTACATTCTTGTAAACGGTGTTTTGACTGACGCCACACCCTTCAGAATCACTGGAACTCTCACAAATCCCTTTGCGACTGCGAACGCTAGCAATGTAATTACCGTTACAAGTACCGCACATGGCTGCGCCGTGGGAGATTACGTTAATTTTTCTGGAGCAACCGGAACTCTTGGCGGGGTGAATCTTGTTAACTTGAACGGGAATTGGGCGGTCACTTCGATTACCGCCAACACGTTCACATTCGTTGGGCCGACTGTAGCTACATCCGGAGCCTCTGGGGGCGGCGGGACCGTAACATACGGATATGAATTCTCGCCGGGTCCCGTGGATCGCGTATCTGGTTCCGGCTACGGCGGCGGCGCATATGGCTCGGGTTCATGGTCAGGGATTGGAACCGGAACGTCTCTGGGGCCTCAACCGCGTATGTGGTCTGGCGATAATTTCGGTCAGGATTTTGTTGGCTGCTGGAGGGGCGGTGGAATTTATTATTACACTGGCGACTCTGCCGCCCGCATGTTTAATATTTCCACACTGTCTGGAGCTAGCAATGTTCCGACTATTGCCAACCATATTTTAGTTGCGCCTCAGTCTAGGCAGGTATTTGCTTTTGGATGTGACGTAATTGGTAACACTGGCGTACTGGACCCCATGTACGTGCGGTGGTCGGATCTTGAGAGCGCGGCTCAATGGACCCCATCAACCACAAACGCGGCGGGGGGCTTCCGCTTAAGCACCGGCAGTCAGATATACTGCGCACGTCGAGGACCGGGCAACATTCTGGTCTGGACTGAGAGCTCTCTGTACGCATTAAATTTTGTTGGCGGAGCTACGGGGTGGGGACAACAATTACTCTCTCCGAATATTGATATTATTGGTCCGAATGCCGTAGCCACGTTTGGTAATTTCGCAATGTGGATGGGGCGGGAAAATTTCTACCTGTACGACGGCACTGTCAAAACCATGCCATGTACAATTAGAGAATTGGTATTTGGATCTATTAACCTTATTCAAGGGTGGAAAACATACGTCGCCACAAACTCTCTTAATAGAGAGGTGTGGTTTTTCTACACGTCAAACAATTCTACAGAGTGTGATAGCTACGTTATCTATAACTATGTGGAAGATGTTTGGTCTTACGGAACCATGAGGAGAACCGCATGGGCCGACAACGGAGTTTTTGATTACCCGCAAGGGGCATCGACCGACGGCTTTATTTATAGCCATGAGGTCGGTCTGGACGACGGATCAACATCCCCAGCCACACCGATTGATGCGTATGTTGAGTCTGGGCCAATCGAAATTGCGGATGGGGATCATTTTGTTTTCCTAAAAAGGATTATCCCAGATATCACATTTGTAGAGTCATCTACTGGGTATCCGTCAGTCACCATGACCATAACACCAAGGGACTATCCGGGCGGACCGTATTACAACAGTGGGGCGCTTCCAGTCACGAAAGTGACGAGCATGACTGTAGAACAATTTACCCAAAAGCTTGATTTAAGAGTTCGCGGTAGATACGTAATATTAAGAATTGAAAGTAACGCTCTTCTTGGAGTGTGGTGGAGAATTGGAAGTAATAGACTTGATATTCAACCAGATGGTATGAGATAATGTCAAGCGCAACAAGCGTTCCGACAAGACAATTAATACCCACTCCGGCCCCTCAGGCTTTATATAGCTCTCAGTGGCAAGCCAATTACAATCGAGTTGTTGATCAGAATTTTAGTCAAGTTATGGCTTATCTAGCCTACGCTCCGGTGGCGGGGTGTAAGGTCGCTAACTTACCAAGTCCGGTAAATTTTCCATACTTGAGGGGGGTGGCTTTGGATAGCACCCTTGCGGCGACGGGTAATTTCGGCGCGGGCGTTGTCGGTGGCGGCGCTAATATTGTTCCAGTATGGAATAACGGAACCGCTTGGTACATTGGTTAATAATTAAGAACCGCATAACAACATGGTAAATTAAATAAACGGGAAAAATAAATGGCTCTTGCTGCACTCGCCCCTCTTCTAGGATCAATGGCTGGCGGATCGCTGGCCGCATCTGGCACGCTTGGCGCGCTGGGAATCGGCGCGACTGCGGGCGGATCTCTTTTGGGCTCCGCTCTGGGGTCTGGACTCGGGACCACCCTTGCGACTGGAGATCTTGGAAAGGGTCTTGAGTCCGGTTTGCTGGGCTATGGCCTTGGTGGAGCTATGGGTGCGTTCGGAGGCGGCGCTTCCCCTGCTATGGACGGCGTAATGACTGGAGCTAATCCGTCCGCTGAGGCCCTTGCGGCGGCGAACGGAGCAAGTGGTGCTGCGGGGTCCGTTGCGCCTGCGGTATTGTCTGCGGCTCCCGCAGCCGGTGCTGGAGGTGTGCTGGGCGGCATGGGGAGCGGCGGTGCAAGTATGCTCGCTAATCTAGTTCCAGCCGCGACTGTAGCTACGCCCGGTCTGTCAATTGCTGGCGAGGCGTTACAACCAGCGCCGCCCACTCAACCGACTTACACATCGCCGGGGCTCACTCAATATAAGACTCGTCAAGCGGCGACAATTCCAACAAATTTCAGACCCGGCATTAGTCCGGAAATGAGTTATTTCACCCCCTCGGGTGGGTACGCTCAGGGCGGGCCGATCATGGCGGCGACAGCTATGAACCTCACTCCCCAGCAAATCATGCAGCAGCAAATGGTTCGGCAGGCTAACATGCCCAACGGGTATGCCAATGGCGGTTCCGTGAGCGGGGGCCGCAAT